CCCTGAATCATTTCCAGTAGGTAGTAATCTTTTACCTTACTGGTCACAACAGGAGAAAGCCCCGTAAGCATTGCCCCGATTATCATACGGGTGATTGTGCCCTTTGCTCCTTCAATGTCAATTTCTTCTTTGTCTTTAATATCCTTCGGCAAACCGATTGATATTGTTTCGTCATCGAAGAAGGAAATGATTTCCAGACCATTTCCACCATGCTTTACGCACTGACCAAAGTCAAGAGCAGCTGCAAGCGGACCAATAATCTGGATTTTCTCACCTGTAGCGGATGCCCCCTTTAACCGGGTAGTTTTTGCATCCGCAGTCCAGGTAATGCCGGTAAACCCCGCAGCAGTTAATGCTGTGATTGCTTGAGCCACAGTCACTGCTGACGGGTCACCTGAGAAGGTTACCGTTTCGGTTTGTTCCGGTAAATGGTCAATCTTGATTGTCAAGTCGGCATCCCCGGAAACCAATACCTTTGACAAGTCCACGGTGTTTGCAAACCCCAGAAATCTTTTAGCGGTAGGAATTGTGCCGTCGCCATTATGCCGCTGAAAGCGTATCCCTTCGGTCGCAAACCTTGATTTTTTGTTAATAACGCTCATGTCGTTACCTCCAATTTTTTAAGTTTGGCACTTCTATCTCAACAGGAGCAACGCCCCTGACTAAGAACGAATTAAGAGCGGAGTAAAATACATACGCTCCATGTAATAGCTGTCGTCTGTTTGATTCGGGGTTATATCAGTGAACCCATTGACAAATAACTTATACCCTGAACCGTCCGAATCCTTTAACCCTCCTTCAAGCAGTAATTGGTCAAGCTCAATTAAAACATAGTCTTCAAGGGCATCGGCCTGACCTTTTGCCATGTGAGCAATTATCCGATATGACCGGGTTCTCTCTTCTACTCCGGGTTCCGGCTTTACCACGACATAAGGGATTTCCGGAAACTTCCCAGTGTCGGAAAACATAACCACCGAAGGAATAGACCCAGTTTTAAGTTTGTTAATAATGACATTCACAAGTCGGTCTGCCATTACCGTCTTCCTCCACCGAATAATCTTTTTAACTCTTCCATAAGTTTTGGAGCATGCTTTCTCACAAGCGGTTCAATAATTGCATACCGTCTATTGTTGGCAAGTTCAAGATATACCCCATAACTCATAGTATGGTAAAGACCAACAGCGGCTTCGTTTGGGGTAATATCAATATAAGAATGGACCCCGCTCGCAGCCCATTTTGTTCTATTGGTCCATGGAATGTCACGACCAAAGGAAGTTTGCGGGGACCCACCAGCATTCATCTTTGCATAGGCTTCTGCTTCCGCATTTTCAAACCCTGTAGGCTTCTCCCTTTTACTTGTGGGTTTTATAGTTTGGGCATTCATTTGTTTATTACGAAATTCAGCAAGCATTTCTTTGCCAGCGGTAAGGAGAACTTTCCTTGCCTCTTGCATTTTTTCGGCGTATGCCTTGTCAATTTTTTGCATCACCGCAATTGCCTGCGTCCCTACGCTACCCATTCTCTTTGTTCTCCTGATTATCAAGGTAGCAGAGTATCTGCGTTATCTGAGCAAGGACCCCGAGGGCTTCTGTTTTGCTCATTTCCATAAGTTGCCCGTTTATGTAAAAAGCTATAGGCACTCCCTTAATTGGAACCTTCGGTAATTTTTCCCCGGGTCTGGGAGGAAGCAACTCATCCTTTTTTGCTTCATTCATTTTCTTTTTCCTACGCAACCACCGGACCAGCCGGGTCAGAAAGAATGTTGTCTTCATACCCTATTCGCCCCACAACTAACACGATGTATTGGTTAACATCATCATAACCAAGTACATAAGTCTTTTTATTTTCCCCGGGAATAATCACTGGGACCGACCCTGAAGTTTCTGCCCGAGCCCATTCATATACGGGTTCACCATCCCCGTCAAGACCTGATAGGTCGGCAGTGAGCATTTCCCCAACTTGCAAACTACCATCAATATCCACTTTCCCTGTTAGAGGAATAAGTGGTTTTGGTGCAGGAACTTCTTCTTGCTCGGGTTCAGGCTCCGAAGTTGGTTTCGCAGGAAGTTCTTTCCAACTGTCATCCCACTCGCATTCAGCTATCAAGTTATTGTCGTCACCTGCCATGAGGTTAAAAGTTCTCTCCACTACGACAGCACTCGTATCCAGATTCAGGGCATGGTCAATTGCTTCAGACCGAGAATTAAAAGCAGCCACGACACGTGCTCCGGTCAACCTGGATAACCGGTCAATATAGAGATTGGTTGGCAGGTCCCCTTGATAAACAAAAAACATTCTCATTTTGCTTCCTCATATAAGGCGTTTAATTTTTCTTTCAAAGCGTTATCAAGTTTTTTTACCTGCAAAACTCTGGATAGCATTTTTTCTGCCTGGTCTTTTGTTACGTTGTTTGGGTTAATATTTATTTTTAACCTGCTTGTTCCTGCCAATAATTTTCCTGCTGGCACTGACACTAACTCTGCTATGGCGTGTATTGAAACTTGCTTTACTTCTTTTTCCATAAAATCCTCCTACGCTACTCGGATAATTTCTACATATATGTTTCCAACTCCAGAAGTGGTCAGCGCAGTGTTCGTTGTCCCATATCCTACCCAGGTATAGCCCTCCACTACTGTAACAGCTGCTCCTGCCTGCTTTACTACTCGGATTAAATACTGACGACTTTCTCCTGCTTTTGTCGGATTGACTACCGTTGTTTGAATTGCCGTTTGCCGTTCCTGAATACCAAGAAGCTTATCACCAATTTTTTTGAATAAGTCATGGTCAATAGTATAGTTAGTTCCCAGATAACCAAGAGGCTGAACAAAACCAGTTATGGAATTGAACTTTGCCATTAAGTCGGCCTGATTATCAATATTCCCTTCAATCTCTCCCCACTTAGTTACCCCTTCTCTTCTCACCTCTGCTGTTAAAACATTCAATGGGGAAGTATAGGGAACTACAATAATCTTACCTTGACCATAAGCAGCACTCACCCAATACCCGGCAGGTATGGTTCTTGGCGTCCAGTTTTTTCCATTCTCTGTCGCAAAAATCCTACTCATAGAACCACTGCCTGATGGAAAAGTTATCAATAAGAAATCAGCTACTAAGAGATTTCTAAAATACTCTTTCGTCGGTGGATTGTTTGGCGTCCAGTTAGTACCGTCCGGTGAAGTAAAAATAGGACTCACCCCACTCGGGTCTCCCTGCGATAATCCAACCCACAACTCATTGAAAAAGACTATGGCACTAATCCAGAGTTCACCCGATATTTGTGGAATGGGAGTCACTGTCCAGGTAGCCCCATTATCAGTAGAAGAAATGATAAACATTTCTTTTGAATCCCATATTCTTCCCAAAGTTACCCACTTCCCATTCCCAAACGCTGGAGTACAAGTTCCGATGTAGGTGCCTGCTGGGGCAAATAAAGTTCCAGTCCAGGTAATGCCGTCCGGTGATGTGACAAAGCCTGATATGTTTGAAGAATCACATGCACTAATAAAAATACCATTAGCAAAAACCAGGTTTTGAAAGCCAAAATATGGCCAATCCCAAGTTTGTGGTAATTGCCGTGCCGTCCAGGTAATGCCGTCCGGTGAACTCATAATTTTGTTATATGTGGTTTGGTTAGTGCTTACTGCGGCAACAAACATTCCATTTCCATACGCAAGTTTATTCCACATTCCTGCAGGAGCTTGCCGTTCTGTCCACACTAAACCGTCCGGTGAAGTTGCTACCCAGTTTCCTGTTGTAGTCCCGCTTCTAACTATTACCCACAGGTTCTTTTCTTTTGAATAGCAGATTGCCTGCGGTGCCCATGGTAAAGCCCCACCAAGTTTCCAAGTCAGGTCACCAACCTCTTGTGACGGAATGACTGGAATTATATTTCCAAAAGCGTCAATTTTCAAAGTCTTGCCTGCATTGATTTCACCCAGATTATTTAGTAACCCTTCATTCTTATGCATAAGGGTTTGTTTGTCTTCCATATACACTGGGTCGAATTCGAAGTTATAGTTTGGTTCCATTATAGCATGCACGAATCTGATTGCCCGCGGGGTATTATACCCAGTGTCAATAATCGTAGGGAATATAAGTCGGTTTATATGAAAGCCTATCTGCCACCAGTTTGGAACGAACCGCTGGTCTGAGTTCAAAGTACCGTCAGGCAATTCCAATACTTCCCAGTTTTGCCCATTTTCTGATGTAAAGATAACATCATGGTTTGTTTTGTCAGTTGTATTTGACCTACTAAGATAAAACCTACCGTTACCAAATACAATTGAACTATACCCAGTCATAAAGTTAGCACTGTAATTGGTGGTCAGTACTGTACCAAGCATTTCCTCGGTTATTTCATTCCAGTTAAAACCATCGAGCGAATACATTGCAGCTGTTTTGTAAAAGGAATACCATTGGTCGGCGTAGTCACCAAACGCCACAATACATCCATTACCAGACGCAACATTCTGCCAATAGTTATATGGAATATCGTAGAAGGTCCAATTTTCCAGGTCAGTTGACCATGCTGCATTATGGATACCTCGTGCCCACTGACTTCCTGCATTCCCGGGGTTGGCAAGAGAATCGCCACCATAGTATCCGATTAAGAAATATTTTCCAAACTCATATACGACATTACAATCACTGAGGGTAATATCGTCGGTGGCATCCCACCCTTGAGCAAAGGTATAGGCATATTTGGTCCAGGTCGTAGCATTGGTTGTCCAATAAATTCCGTTATCAGCAAATAGAATGAACCGACCATTGGCAAAGTTAAAAGCAATCACATTACCTGGATTATCGGCTATAACCCCATGAGTCCAGTCAAAGCCATTGGTTGAAGTAATATATTTTCCATTTCGTGCTATCATTAAAAAACGACCAGCACCAAAAAGAATCTTTCCATAAATGTAGTCTATACTGGCAGGAGTTTCAAACACTTTTCTGAAAGAAACACCATTCCGCGATACCATTATTGTTTTGGAACCACTCCATGAACCAACCGCCATAACAGTCACGCCATTTCCAGAAACTAAACCCTGTATGGCTTGAGTACTGGGTATTGTGAAAATGTCTTCAAAAGGTGGGTCGGTTAATCTGACAGTATATTTCTTCAGGTCAGGAAATTCAATTTCTTCAGGAGTCACATTTCCATCGGAACCTACTCTCAAAAACTTTCCTTCGTTAGCTACTCCCTGATTTTCCCGTAAAAATCTTTCTACGACAGAAGCCTCTTCTGCAGTAATAGCAGTGAACTCACTCACGGTCCCGCCAAGAAAGATAACTGTGCCCGAATGATTGTATAGAGAAATTGACAAGCCATTCGGAAGGGTTGCCGGTTCATTATCCTTGACTTCGACTTCAAACGGAGTGCCATTGTCATCCCCTTTAACAAGGTATGTTTTAGTCATATCAAGCTGTATAGAACTATCAAGTGGAGCAAACGCCACCAGAGTCAGACTTGCAGCGGTAATAGTGAATCTGGTTAATTCAAAGGCATCACCTTTCATGGACCCCGGAGGACCAATCAGAGAGGCAAGGAAATCTGCTTCCGTTCCTGAATTTCCTTCATCAAGCCATATTTGAAATGCCGATTTTCCCGGGTCACCATCATCACCCGGGAGGCCTTCAAGTGACTCAAGGAAATCAGTAACAGTCCCTGTATTCCCTTCATCCAACCAAACTTGGAAAGCACTTTTACCTGGACCACCGGGCTGACCCTTTATTGACTGTAAAAAATCTGCCTCAGTTCCGGTATTGCCCTTATCCAACCATATTTGATACGCTGATTTTCCAGGTGGTCCGGGAATCTGGATTGCTCCCGCTCCCAACGCCACGCTGTTAGTATATTTTTTTGCAAGTGCTAAGGTTACTATGTCCATTATATCAACCCCCACCCTGAGTCTTTTAGCATATAGACCTGGGAAGTCGCCATGTCAAAAGCAGTTGACCCTTCCAATACCTTTTCTTTTGAGGGAAGGTTTGGAACATCCGCGGCACTGTCCATGGTCATTTCTAAAATCTCACGGGTACGCCGTCCATTCAACCCAGCTACAGACCTTCTATTTGAAACATAAATGGCCATTATACCACCTCCAATAAAGACGCTTGCTTTGCAACGGAAACTCCGCCCACATCAAACCAGTCAACGATTCCTAACTTCCACTTCATTCCATGATTATCTGTTATTATTATATCCTTCTTTATATCTACATTCGGAAGAGTTAATATGTAGCGGGTATAATCCTGAGTCAATCCAAACACTTCCGTAAATGATTTCAAAGTTGTAAACTTTTCCTTCAACAATAAAACTCGAGCTGATTTCATGGGACCATTATTTACTGCAATAACCGCTCCGCGAGAATTGATTTCCTCGGTTTGTTCTTGCCAGGTTACCGTAACCCCGTACTGAGCAGTGAACCGGTGAACAAGGGCAATCATTCTTGTTGCCATGAGCGGGATTCGCGTTGCAGTGCTCATGCTCTTAATACCTCGGCGGTCACTACGCCACCACCTGTGGTCTGGACCACATAAAATCCTTTTAATAAATTATCAATATCTTCGAACCCAGACCCATAACTTTCCAGTTTTCCAGGTTCGAAGTATTCCGTTTCCATAACGGCCAATTTTTCTTTCTTCACAAGGAGTTCCCCTGTGGACCGGAAAACATCAATCCCTTGTGTGAGTACGAGAATAAGCGCCATTACTGACGCCCGTTTAATTGCGCGGGGCACTATGTTGTCAGGAACTTCATGTCCCTGATACATAACCCCAACGCGCGGCCATGCAAGGCCTTGTTCAAGTGTTTTTTGAGTTCCTACCCATTGGTAGGCAGTGTCAATAAACTGGGAAGCAATAATGAGCCGGTCGTTTCGCTCGTCCTGAGTTAATGCAATCCACTCCTCCATGAAGGATGACGGCAGCCCCGCCAAAGCATCGGACTCGTCAATATAGGAATTAGCATTGGGTAACCCCAAACCAGTTTCTACGACCAGGTTCATAACACGCCTCCCAGTTATCCGCTTAACCGAGCAGGAGCAAGCCGTGGCGCTTATTCACTGCTTTGACGCCCCATGCAAGACCAATTTCAACTCTGGCCTGCCGGTAATCACCATACAGCACAACCTGGAAAGAAAGTCCAGAAATCGGGTCAGTGATATTCATAATGTCTTTTGCGTCATCACCCTGACGGGGCATAGCCGGAGTTCTGGTTGCAAGATAAATAAAGTCACGACTAAAAGCGACGTTCGGGAGGTAGGTAGCAAGAACTGTTCCCGCTACACCACTCGCTACATCCTCCACCAGAGCAGGGGAAATATTGATAGTCGTAGCCCCAGCAGCGGCCGGCGCCATTATTGCATAATATCTTCCGGCAAGCTGGATAATTGCCCCTACATTTAAGTCACCGGTCAAAGCAGTTACGGCAAGAGCGGTAGCCCCAGCAGCAGCTGCAGCAGTTAAAGTGATGCTTGCCTGCGTGCCCGGATTCATGGGCAAGAACCCGCCAGACTCCCTGATTGCATAGCCCATTAAGTCGTGAATGACTCCACGCCGCAGCATATCGGATTCACCAGCCTCATTGACTCTTGTTAATTTCTCAAGAGAGCGCAGAGCTGCGCCCGCTGCAGTGGAAATAACCAGGTGCCTATCACCCAACGGAGTACCCAGGTCGTCCATTCTCTTTTTAACCTGGGCAAGGTCCGCAAGACTGGATGCGAACGGAGTGGACCCCGCTACACCAAATACATTACCAGCCTGAGCCGCACCGAGGGCGCCTTCAAGACATACATCCCTCTCAACTTCATTGGTAAGCGACCGCATTGCCTGCGCGTACTGGTTCACCAACATCTGATTCAAGGATGCCCCAACACCAATTTCCTCATCACCGTTCCAAAGAATCGGACGAGCAATTTTATTCTTGGTTATCATCATATCAACGAAACCAAACTGCTCACCGCCATTGGTCGGAGGAGTTCCGGGGGTTATGTCCTGATTCTCAGATTCCGGGGTCACCGGGATTCTGATAGTCTGACCTTTTGCCGCACCGTTTGCGGTCATGTTACGGGACGTTGCCGGAATGAATCCGACCAACTCACGGCTCACTACCTGGAGAGCCGCATAAAGAATAGGGATTAACCCAGTTAGGTTATTCATTTCCCCTCTCCTTTTATGGGTCTGTCGTTATTTCCTATTACGGACAACGTCCGGGTAACATAGGAATTATTAAGCTGCCGTGACTTGGCCGCCCTTATTGACAAACTCCATTTTTGCATTATCTGACAGAGCAGCGAACTGCTCACGCGACAAACTGGACCCTGCAGGGCTTCCTTGCTGTCCGGACTGACCCGGGGTCCCGCCGCTTCCGCCACCCTGATTCCCATGCTTGATATATGCTTTCCCTTCTTTAGAAAGAGACAACTCATGCAAGCATGCTTCAATTGTTTTGTTATCCTGATTGGTAAAAATGATTTTTCCATCTATTTCGGTTGGCTTGAATTGATTCTTCAACATAGCAAGCGCAATAAAACCATCTTTCAGACCATCGATGAAGTTAATGTCTTTAATGCCTGTGTTGACTGCATCATCCCTAAGCCGCGCGTAGTGAGAATCCCTGAACCGGTCCCGCTCTTGAGTAAGAGTTGCAAGGGCTGCCGCATGTTTGTCGGTCAACTCCTTCGCTTGCCCTTCATAGTACTTTTTGTACTCTTCAGGGTTGCTCTTTTTCAACTGAGCTTCGACCTCTGCCATTTTCTTGGCATGCTCGGTTGCCGCATTCTCATAACCGGTGATTTTTTCTTTCAGAGCTTTTTCCTGTGCAAGCAACTCATCCCTTTTCTGGATAAGTCCCCGGTTAGCCGCATCGACCGCGTCGGTCACCAACTTAATGGCGTCCGCTTCTGCAAGCCCTTCTGCCTTCAGAGCTGCGATAAGTTTTTTGACTTCTTCAGGATTCATAGAAACCTCTCATGGAAATAAAATACCAACGCTTCTGGCTTTGCCTACCCCGTTGGGGAGCATTGGCGGATGCCCATTGAATTGTTTTGTCGGCTTTGCCTATCCCGTAGGGAAATATTCTCTGATTCATCCTACTATTGGATATAAACTACCAGGTAATCAATAATCAAGGAGGTTTAGTACCCGGATTATCCCCGAAAGTGTAATCTTCTCTATATATAACTAAAACGCCGTTTTTAACTATTCTCAAGCCGTTTAATTACTTCAGCTATTCTCTTTTTATCTTCCCGAGAAGAAAGTTGAGCAAGAATTGCCTGAGCCTGCTCAAGGGTCAATTCATTATATAACTTATCATTGGACTTTTCCATAAACGCAACTAACTCTTCTTTAGTGTACTTAACTTCTCGGTTTTCAAATAATATTTTTCTCGTAGTCCGAGAAACTTCCAAGTCGTCAAGACTCATAATTTCATTTCCACGAACAAAAGCCTGTAACTCTTTTCCATCTTTATATTTCTTGAACCGTGATGGTCCCAAAATATCAAGTTGGTCTGCTTCAGACTGCCTCTTAAACCACTCATCATATCCACCCCGACTTTCTTTTGCTGCCTCAGTATCCCCTTCCAATATTGGAACCATGAAGCAACGACAATTCGGGTGTATGGGTTGCTCAGGGGCTTTGCTTCCCTTTCCTTCCATGTTAGGGAGTAAGTCAAATACTTCATTGTCAAGGTTTGCGCATATTAAGCATGTCCAGTCGTCAAGAGCAGCTACCCATTGATACCCCTCATAAAAATCCTGATTGAGTGCATATATGTCAGTGTGGACGACAGCATCAGCATGGTTAA